CTCGGCTTAATAAGCCACTGGTACCAAAATCAACCTACATCTGTAGATTGACCTCCACCGCGCTCTCCCAGCGCGGAAAACCGCAGAGTAACGCAATGTCACTCGTCGGCGGACAGTAATCCCATCTGGGAGTTACTGCCCTCTTCGTGCGGTACCTAGTCTTGATTTGCCTAATCAAGATTCGGCCCTGCTTTATACTGCCTCCAAGAAACGCGGTCAACAACCCTTCTGGATTGTAGATACGTTCCTTGGCTCCTCTCGGCAATCGAATGTCCCCGTCGCCTATGCGAACAGAGCCTGGTTGTGAAATGCGGCGATTATACATAATCGCCATGTTTGCATTTCGAGGCAGGCTAGTTCTAATCATAGAAAATGGAACACGGATGCCGGCATCGTGATTGTCCTCCGGAGGTACGAATACCTTCGGTACACTATTCACGAGCATCTGGATGACTTTGACTAGTGCAATACCAGTCTTAGCTGACCAGACATTAAGAGCGTTAATAGCAGCATAACGAGACTCTACGTTGTGCAGCGACTTTATATAAACGCCGCGCACATCATGACCTTTGAAAAAGTCACGACCGCAAGACTCGCGAAATGGTCCTTCAACAAAGGACTTCTCTCTATTAACTTCAAATCCCAGCAAGTCAAGAAGGCGAAGAACACGATGTGACATCTTACGATGGCACACAATGTCATCGCCAAAGACTCCCCACAATCCTAACCGATTAAGGTCAGTATCGTGGACAGGGACAGAGTCGCGATCAGGCCTCTCAGGTTTCACCCTGAAGGATCGTATCGCGGAGAGAACGCAGCACGTGAACACAAGGGTTTCCAAGGGAAACGTAAAACCGTTCCCCATAGTACTAACCATGTGCAACACAACTCGCTCGCCCATGAGGGTCCCGCAAGGGGACCTAAGCGCCATCAGATAAGCCATTACTGGCCCTGGTAGCGCCCACTTGAGCATTGGTATTCCCAACGAATCGGAAGCATTGCTTAAGTCTATAGTGCATAGACTGTCAGTCACGCTCCCAAAACGAGCTACCTGCTGATTGATCTGAGGCTGAATACTAAGGTCTAGTCCAAAATTGGATTTCAACCCGTTCTCGAGCAGCCTGCCAAGCCCTAACTGATAAAACATATTCAGTGTGGGCTCAATGGCAATCAATCGGCTTGTGCTATCGTCTTTCGGGACGAAGTGAAACCTACTACCCTCACAGAAGCCGATCTCTCCGTATACACGTTCGCGGTTGAAATCCGCGGTGTTCCAGAGAGATTGATGGTCATTCTGTAGCGATGATAAATACATCGCTTTAATGAGGGACGTCGTGCACAGAAGGGGACCAGAGAAGGACTTTGTGTAAAAGTCCTGACCCAGAGCCCCAACAGCTGAACCAGGACCATTCCGACCTTGGTCAAAAATTTGACCGTAACCGGAGATCAATGATTCAGTTCCAGTAGGGTAGAAGAATCGGTAGAGTAACTGTTTAAAGTCACCCATCAACTCTTCATCCAAGGAGGTGCAAGGATTATACACCCAAGAACTTACACGCTGATTAACGCGCAAGAACTTTTCGGCAGCGGCTTTATCTCCATCAAGCGTAGTTCTGTCTGAAGGAAGAAATTTCTTCAGAAAACTATTCGCAAGACAGATCGATGCTACTTGCCTAGAGTCACAATCCGCAGACCAACTATCACCGGGTTTAAAACCGGCTGGAAGGTCTTGCGACAGATCCTCAAGGAGGGCCTTAGAAAGAGCGACTGACGATATAGTCATAGAAGTCTCCCAAGTTTAACAGCAAAGCAAAACACTATCGCCTATCTACATCATCAATATTGAATGAAGTAGTGCGTCGTGATGTTCTATCACGGCGTATAAGACGATCAGAAGCAGAACAATCCTCGGAAGGATCATCTGCCGTCTGTAGAATCGCCTCATGACTAGATAACTCCAGTCACAATGGCGTCGCCAAACTCATTGCTCTGTTCCCAAAGGGAACCAATGAGAAGTGATAGTGCAGCCCTGACACTTTCCGGATCAGCAACGTCAGCGCCAGCCGGCACGTCTATTTGAAGACGCGCAAGCATGACCTGCTTCGGTTGCCCCGCGAGTACATCAACGCCCTTTCGGACGCTGACATACCAAGTATTAACAGGGACCTTGCCAAGCTGCCCGTTTGCCTGCAATGCTGGAAGGGTTTTTAGGACCTTCGGACGCGTTGCAAGCAAGGTAAACGGGTTAGAGGGAGAGCTGACTTCAACACCCGTTTGGGTGCCGCCCAAGGTCGTTACCGCCCTTGCTACGCCGTTCGTATCCGGAGCCACATCTGTGGCGATCGTATACGTAGGCGAGGTCAATCCGGTTTCAGGCGCACCGGTAACTGGAGATGCAGGAGCCCATGTCATGGGATCCTCCTTTACGGTTATTAGAACCTAAACTTAAGATCTACACTACGCGCTATTGCAAGGGCAGCTATATTTAGCCACTTCTTGCTCCCCAAACCGGGGATCTCAAACTCAAGCGTGGGTACAAAAGTCCCACTATATGTTGAGCGTGAGATTTCGCGCCTCGTGCAGGTCACCGATGGAGCACTGAAGGAGAAGGAAGCATGACTTAAGTCATTTTTCCAGAGGGCTTGCTTACTAGAAGCCGTCCTCTCGATGATTGACTCCTTAATGACAGTCTGATTAGACCACATTAGGTTAGTCGACCAAAGACTCCAGCCGTTGACTATATCACCAATATTGGTGAAGTAGTCTATCAGGAAAGAGTAAGGCATCAACTCCCAAATCGTAGGCAGAAAACTTCCAGGATTAAAACCCAAAAGTTCTGGAGCCATAGACACGGAGTTACGCGGATTTACTCTGACGGCACCTCTAAAAACAACAGTTACTTTGCCCTTAGAAGTCTCGTGAGTTAGCCATTGCAGCCCACCATTTGATTGGCCAGCTGCGCTGCTCACGACGTTGGATTCCGAAGTCCCAGTCGCCCTTACGGGCTTGGACTTCGGCCTTGACTCTTCATGAATGAGAAACTCGGACAAAGTCCGGGCGGCATCATTAATGTCATGAATCAAGGGTAACCAATGGAACGAATGTTCCAGCCATAACTCTGCTAGATGCTTCTCAAACGGGATCCGTAATACACGGAACCCCTCCACCGAACGCAGCTTCCTAGCTGCTTGATGGTAGGATGTAACCAATTTGCGAAGACCTTGTGCAGGGTTTCTGATACCATGGATAGTTTGAGCAATCTCACCGAAGAAAACACCACCTTGAAAAGTGGTATTTACGGATCTAATTTGCTCAAGAAAACGTCCAAGTGCTCTGTTATTTGCAGTCCCAGTACTCAAGCTAGAAGGATTTCCTCCAAAGGTATAAGAGAGACCAAAGTCTCCCTTCATAGTCCAAGACGCCGTATCACTTGGAACTGGTGGTGAAGCCAGTTTCCGTTTCTCTATGAGAAACCCGCGTTTAACGCGTATAGTGTTTCCGACGACCCCAAGCTGAGTCGTGACGTTTTCGCCACGCCTCAATTTGTCTCGCCAACCAGGGATATTATCCCCTTTCGTAATTGTGTCGTTCCACGGGACCGAGTAAGAACTCGTTCCTTGAATGGTGTCGACACCCGCCACATTAGTGGTGTGAATACGATAATAAGCGTTGACATTCTTAGGGTAAACTTTGACTGATGCCATAAGAGGCTCCTAGCTAGGTTAGGGACCTGCGGGCGCAAGCCCAGAAGAAGGCCGTGAGG